TACAGCAAGAGGGAATCAGCCGCGCCCTCCCAATCACCACGGTTGATCTTCATCCGAATAGAAGAACGCTGAAAAGCCCCCACTCCGGCGTTGAAGGCAAAGCTGACACACGCGTCAAAAGCGCCTTGACGACCAGATAAAGCGGGAGCAAGTCGTAGAACACCACGTTCAGTAGGGACGACATCATCTGTGAATAATTTCTCGATCTCTTCTTTAGTCCAGACACGGTTGTCCTCCGGCTTCAATGGCATCTCTTTACGGATCATCCCTGCGTAATCGTTTACACGCACAACAGGTAGTTTAATCTGGTCTTGGTACAGCACATGACCATAACCAATTGTCCAGATATGGGCTGGGCAAAGGTACGGCTTAGTGCGATACCCCTCCCACTGGTGCATCAAATCAGCGCCAGCTTTACCCAGTTTCATTTCTTGCTCCAGCTACGTGAGCCAAACCAGAAACCAATGATGCCTCCAAGCATTGCCATCTCGTCTGTGGAGAAGATAATGTCAGATACACGAATCAGGTCTTCCATGCTCAAGACAAGCCGTGGGTTGCTGTAGACGTAATAGGCAATCCAAGCATTGATAGCGCAGAGTTCCAGTACAAAGATGTAAGTGACCATCGGGCGCACAGTACCCACAAAATTGACCACCCAGCGGCTGGCTTCTTCCATGATCTTCTTGTCATGGTCATAGGCCGCTACAGTCATCTGCGCGTCTGTTTCCATAGCAATCTGGTCGGTGCGAATCTCTTCCATGCGCTCTTGGGCGGCAAACCCCTGCGCCATCATCTGAAGTTGTAACTCCATTTGGACACGGGCAAGAGCCAACTCATGCTTTTGGTCTGCCTTGTTCTGAAAGAAGTCCAGTAGTTTGGGTAAGCCCGATATGAGCAAACCGCCAAGTGTTGAGAATAGTGAAAGCATTACAGTCCTATCATTCCAAGTAGTTTATCGACAATTTTCCCCGCCAACTCATCCGGCAGGAAGCGGAGCAGTCCAAGCACCCACCAAGCAATGCATAACCGCACAAAGACTTTAAGGAAAAGGTCAAATTGCTTCTGGTACTCATTCACCGACCACACCTTGATCTAGCACACAGATCAGAGACTTCATTGATACCCCAACCAACAGCACCAATAAACATCACAATAATAACAATGGCAGCCGCCCACTGCATCTGTTCGGCTTCAGCCTCTTTGCGCCTTTTTTCTTCAGCGTGTAAGGCCGCCATCTCTTTGGCATCATCCCTGTCCATTTCAGCTTGACGGGCTTTGGTTGCATTCCACACGTCTATACGCCCAGATTGCATAAAAAGCATCTTTAACTGTTCTTCAAACCGCTTGGCTTCATCCAAAGCCATCTCAATTTGTAACGCCGCACCAAGGTTAGACTTACCGCCTGTACGCTTGGCATGAAGCATGGCTTTTGTAGCGGTGCTCTTTGCATCAAAAAGCTTGGCTATTGACGGAGTTAGACCTGCCAGATCACTAGCGACTTTACTAGCTTTTTTAACGACACTGATTGCAGTTTGCAATCCTTCTAGCGCCGTGATCGGATCAATCATTTCCGTACAACCTTTTCCCACTGTAGGCAAACAACTTTGCGGTTATAAACATCACCCGTCCACGCCCACCGCACACAGCGGTATTCAGTCTTCCTATCTTGGCTGGCTGCTCCCGGTAGAAACACCAAAAAGAGCATCAACAGCCATCGCATTTATCACACCAAAGTCCATGCAATTATGTACGTGCCATAGATGACGAAGGCCACAATAAGGACTGCCGCAATGAATGCTTCAGCCCAGTCCCACATGATCAGCCTAGCTTTAAGCCAGTTAAACCTATTTCATCACCAATAATCCCTCTTGGGAATGTGTTAAATGAAAGGCTAATTCTTGTGTCTTCACCTTTAACTTGCTCAACCATGTGCGTTAACGATGATGGAAATAAATACAACGTTCCAGTTACCGCTGGCAACCACCAAGACTCAGAGTTGTACAAATTAAAATCTTTTGGGATGATCCTAAGTTGCTGAAAACCATCTTTAAAAAAATGTATCTTGTCTGTTTCTTTTGCCGCTTGAATGTAAAACACGCCAGATATTAAAGAGTTTGGGTGTGCGTGTTTATGGTGGTACTGACCTGACTTGGTGTAGTTTACCCAAGACTGTGTGATGCACAAATCCGCATCAGTTTTAGGCGAGTAAACTGCATTAAAGTATTCTTGCAGTGAGTTATTTAAAAACTCTGTTAAAGAATGTAACTCTGGTTTATTCAATACATTGTTGTCTACACTCGTAACATTTCCTTGATTTGGGCGTGTCTCTAGGTTGAACAAGTGTTCGCACTCAACTTCAGACAAGTCACGCCCTAATTCAAATCCAGCAACAGGGGTTGGAAATAAGTTGTTAACAATCATATTTAAACAGTCACGGTTCCTGTGCCAGCGGTGAATGTGTAAATGGTGTTACCACCAGAAGTTGTTTTGGTATAAGTTAAGCCGCCGCCAATAGATGTAAGGTCTGGGAAAGTTGATGCGTAGGCAATAACAACAATACCAGAACCACCATTTCCGCCATAAGCGTAACTTGTACTGCCGCCTCCGCCACCAGAGCCTGTGTTGGCCGTTCCAGCACCACCGCCAGTACCGTTTAATCCGCCATTACCCCCGCCACCAGCGCCGCCAGTACCAAAGCCAGCGGCATATCCACCACCGCCTCCACCACCTGCTCTAGTTACGGAAGTTCCTGTAATAGATGATGCTAAACCATCGCCACCATTTGCATTAGGGTAAGACTGGCCCACCGCACTTGCACCACCACCACCACCGCCGCTTGAACTACTACTTGCTGTACTATCGCCCGTTCCACCATTAAAGCCTTGACCCGGTGTTCCTGTACCAGCAGTCCCGCCACCACCATAACCACCTTGGCCGCCGCCAGAACCGCCGTTTAGACCAGACGCTGGCGTAAAGTTTCCGGGGCCACCGCCACCCCCACCAACAGCAGTAAAAGAAGAAAATACTGAATTTGACCCGGGACTTGATGCAGCACCGGGAGAGCCACCGCCACCTGCACCACCTCCGCCAACAGTTACGGTGAAGGATGCGCCGGGAACAAATCCAGTGGCAGTTAAATACCCACCTGCACCAGCGCCTCCACCAACATTAGTCCCACCGCCACCTGCGCCAGCAATTACAAGATAATTAACATTAAAAGCAAGAACATTACCCGCCGTAGGCCATTGGCCTAGCTTTGTCCAGTAAGCCTGTTCTGTAAGCGTCCAAATTCCAGAAGCCGTACTGTTTTCGTAAGGGCCACTAGGCGTTACGGGTGTCTTAGTTATTACACCACCCGGATACTGCTTAGACATTTGTTACCTCAACCCATGAAGTGGTTGCTTCATCCCATGTGTAGCGCTTATCGTCTATTGGCATCGGTGTAGGAGCATTCCATAAGCAAGTTGTTTCGTTTAGCACCCAAGAGGCATAAGGCTTTGGTGCAATAAAAGCATCGCGTCCAGCATCATATGTGTAGCCAATACCAGCGTAGTTCTTGCGGTATGGAGTGCCACCAAAATGATGTGTATTGCCAGCAGTGTTGTAGCTTGTGCGTTTACACGTTTGACCACGGAACTCACCGTAGTGTTGCTCCCAATCAATACCGTCTTCGCCCTCGTTTTTACCAACGATGACTTCGGTAACAATGTTGTTTGAATCTAAAAATGCGTAATGTGCCATGTTAATTTCCTTTAAACAGTAACTGTTCCTGTACCAGCGGTGAATGTGTAAATTTTAAAGCCACTAGCAGTTGTTAGGGTATAGGTTAAACCGCCACCAATTGATGCAAAGTCATCAAAGGTAGATGGATAAGAAATAATAACCACACCAGAACCACCAGCCCATCCTTTATCAGCAGGTGATCCAATGTTTGTACCGCCACCGCCGCCGCCACCATAGTTAGTTGTTCCGGGCGTAGCTGACAACGAGCCGGGGCCGCCAGTTCCTTTGCCGCCACCACCAAGACCACCATTGGCATATCCAGCAGGGCCGCCACCGCCACCGCCACCACCTGCAAGATAGTAAGACGGAGCAGAATACTCTCCCCAGACCGATCCTACAATTGGGTTAACGGCTCCTATGCCACCAGTACCAACCGTGGGGCCGCCATTGGTAGTAGTACCAGCACCGCCAGCACCGCCGCCGCCTGCGCCATAGTACGGGCCGCCACCGCCGTTACCACCCGCAAAACCTTGCGATGGAGATGTAGATGGTGTATTTCCAGCACCGCCGGGGCCGCCGCCACCACCATTACTAGAACCACCAGCACCAGAACCGCCAGAACCACCAGCGGCATTCGGGCCAACCGCGTTACCAGTACCAGCACCACCACCAGCAGATGTAATAGTCGAGAATACTGAACTACTACCTTGAGTTCCAGACCCCGTTCCACTTCCCTCGCCGGGGCCAGACTGACCCGCGCCACCAGCGCCAACCGTTACCGTGAACGAACCACTGACAGCAAAAGAAGTACCAGACCTAAATCCACCTGCACCCGCACCGCCTGCATTGATACCGCCGCTGGCTGCAGCACCGCCTCCACCAGCAACTACAAGGTAATTAACTGCTGTTGGGCCACTGAAGGCTGGAGTCACACTGTTAGATGCGGCACTAGCTGGGCCTGTACCCGTTGCGTTTGTTGCGGTTACGGTAAACGTATAAGCTGTTCCGTTAGACAAACCAGAGACTGTAATAGGCGAAGATGCTCCAGTCCCCGTAAATCCGCCGGGGCTGGATGTTGCTGTGTAACCTGTAATTGTTGCAGGGAAACCGGGATTAGAGGGTGCTGTAAAAGTTACGGATGCAGAAGCATTTCCCGCAGTAGCCGTACCTATTGTAGGCGCACCGGGTACACTTGGTGCAGTAGGCCAAGTGCTTGCCGCAACAGCTTGCATCTGCTGTCTTGATGTCCAAATTCCTGAATAATTAGGCATTACTTATCCTTAGACAGTGACTGTGCCTGTACCGGCTGTAAATGTGTAGATGGTATTTCCACCAGAGGTAGTTTTGGTATAGGTTAGACCAGCACCAATTGAAGTGAAATCCCCAAATGTTGATGAGTAGGCAATAATCACAACGCCAGAACCCCCCGAGCCGCCATTTTGATAGGGCGGCGCACTACTTCCACTACCAGCACCGCCACCACCTGTATTTGCAGTGCCAGAATTTCCAACGCCTTGCCCGCCAGATTTTCCATTTGCACCACCACCGCCCAACCCAGAACCACCATTACCATAACCAAAACTGGAGTCTGCTGATCCGCCACCACCCCCTGCGTAAGTTACAGAAGTTCCAGTAATACTAGATGCCGTTCCTAAACCACCTGTCTTAGCCGCCGCCGCACCGCCAGCACCGCCGCCAGCGCCAGAGCCGTTACCATCACCACCAGAACCTGAACTACCTTGAGAAGGGGATGTAGAAGGCGTATTTCCAGCACCGCCGCTTCCAGATTCTCCAGAGCCTCCTCCAGAGCCGCCAGCCGAGCCATTACCAGCAGTTCTAGCCGCGCCAAATCCACCACCAGCAGAAGTGATCGTATCAAATACAGAATTACTTCCGTTTGTACCGTTTCCAGCCGCGCCATCATTACTTGGGCTAACACCACCCGCGCCACCAGCACCTACTGTAACTGTAAATGACGCACCAATAGAAAAAGACGTACCAGTCCTAAATCCGCCAGCGCCAGAGCCACCTCCACGGTTTACGCCAGAACCACCGCCACCAGCAACTACAAGATAGTTAACTGATGTAGGCCCAGCTGGGACTGCGGGTGTTACGCTATTTGATGCCGCACTTAATGGGCCAGAACCATAGATATTGGTAGCCAATACTTGAAGCGTGTACGCCGTACCATTGGACAAACCGCTAACTGTAACCGGAGAAGATGCGCCTGTACCTGTAGCTCCACCGGGAGTGGCAATTGCCGTGTATCCCGTGATAGCCCCACCACCTACATTAGCAGGCGCTGTAAAAGTTACAGACGCAGAGGCATTTCCCCCAGTTGCCGTGCCAATAGTAGGCGCGTCAGGTACTTTCAACCCATTATAGGAAGCGGTAAGGAACCCGCCTTGGTAGCGTTGGGACATCTTCTACCCCGATCAAGAAATGACTTCGTAGCTGATTGTGTATGTGATGCCGCTGGCTGTGCCGGATGTCACAATAATGGATGAGCCTTCCATCAAATATACAGCAGTCGTTTTATCAACCACAATCAATGAAGCATCAGCAGGTACAGACACTGTAGACACGATTGGATAAGCTGTACCGCTAGATGGGGCAGAGCCTTGAGCCTGTGCGCCGTTGGTGTAGATAGAAACTGTAGTATCTACAGCCGCAGAACCATTTACGTTAGCCGCAACAATCTGATTGATCTTGAAGACCTGACCGCTAGAAGCGGCGTTAGGAACCAAAACCACTGCGGTTGTGACACCGGGTGTGAGGTATGTAGTTGTGCCTGACGCTGTGGTCGCGGCGAAAAGATTTGGATTTGCCATGATAGTTCCTTAAAAGCCAAAGACCATTGCGATAGCCGTTGCTCTCGCTTGAGATACACCAGATGCCGCAGGTGCAGCGGATGTCCATGTAGTGCCATCAGACACTAAAACGTTACCATTTGTGCCGGGTGCAACAAACGTTGGGTTTGAAGCGCCATTACCTAGAATAACATTGTTGGCAGTCAAAGTGGTTAAACCTGTACCGCCTTGGTCAACGCCAAGAGTTCCAGTAGACACCAAGTTCTTACTGCCGTCTGTAAAGACGGGCTTGCTGGCTGTCAGTGAAGAATCAATGATGTCATTGGCTGTCAGCGTTGTACCGTCAAAGGTCAGGTTGGCAGAAGCGCCAAATGCACCAGCATTGTTAAATTGAACTTGAGTGTTAGAGCCTGCTGGTAGACCACCGCCCACATTAACAAAGTTAGTGCCGTCCCAAGCAATGATTGCCCGTGTACCAGCCGCTACAGTTACGCCCGTACCAGTTGCCGCTTTGACAAGAATGGACTGGGTGCTAGATGTTTTGTTGATAACAACGTAGGTCTTGGACTGTGCTGGAACCGTGATGGTTCGTGTAGCTGTGCCGCCCGCTGTCCATAGCAAAACTGCGTACTGTGAGCTATTTGCGGTTAGACCGGTAGAAGCATAAGTACCTGTAGTCAGGGTTAATGTGATGTCGGCATCAGTTGAAATTGTCTGAGTGCCTGCAACGGCAACGTCCACAATCTGCGAGATGGCGTTGTTAACTGTGTCACCCCATTGACCAGACAATGTGCCTGTTGCCGGGAGGGTTAGTCCGATTAGCGCTGTATTTGCCATCTATTGCTCCTACTGTGTAGAAATTTGTGTCCAGCCGGGCGATTCAGTTGTATCAACATCCGACCAGCCCGGTGTTTGTGGATTGCTGATATTTTGCCATGTAACGCCTTGTGTGTCATCAATAATTTCCCACAAGAATCGTCCGCTATTTGTGTCTGTTATTGCCGCCGTTTCAGACCTGCTTACAGGGTATGTTGTTGCCGCTACTGGATTATCTATGATAGCCGCAAGCTCTGCAATAAATTCTATGTAATATGTTCCAACTGTAGTCGAGTCAGCTATAGCCATCGTTTCTGTGATGGTCATAATCAACGTGGCAAGCTGTTGCTCTGCAATAGCCACAGATTCCGTTACGCTACCCACAAAAATAGCTACGGCCTGCTCAACCGACACAATGGCATTCGTTTCCGTAATAGAAACAGGGAAGTTTGCCGTAGCAGACTCCGTTGTACTTGTAACCACAGACTCTGTTACTGTAGTCGTGTAATCCGTTATTGCGGTATTTGAATCCGTTAACTCTGCTGTTTCCGTCACACTTCTAGCAAACGTAGCCGCTACAGTCTGCGTTTCATCTATTGCCGCAGTCTCTGTTATATCCTTGGCAAACGTTGCCGCTACTGCCTCAGTCGTACTTGTTGCCGCCGTTTCTGTAACAGATGCTGGGAAGTTGGCTGTGGCTGACTCCGTGGTGGAGGTAGCCATACTGTCTGAAACAGCGTTGGTGTAGGTAGTTATTGCTTCATTTGTATCAGATATAGCCGCAGTTTCTGTAACTGAGGCCGCCAAAACAAAGCCGCCAAAGACTGTATCTACAAACTCGCCAGAACCGCCCCAAACACTAAAGCCCCAAGCACCTTCACCCCAAGGCGTGGGTGTGGCTAAAGGCTCAACAATTGATTCGTTGTATTGAGTTGTGGTGGTCTGGGTTTCAGTAAACTGAGTTATGCCACCCCAAGCATCGGCTCCCCATGCCGCCGTTCCCCAGCTATTGGGCGTAGGCAAATACTCAATAACGCTTTCTTCGTAGACGGTAACACCGCCCCACCCGAACTCGCCATAGGTATTATCGCCCCAGCCCGCAGCCATTTTAGGTCAATGTAGCAGTGTAAGTAACAGCAATGGTGTCGCCAGACACAACAGCTTTAGAACTAGAAAAGTCTCCAGCGGAGAACAATGTTCCAGTTGTAGAGTCTTTAGTTGCGCTACCACCAATGTTGATGAAGCAACCTGCAACAGTACCTGTACCAGTGATAGAGAACGACACCGCAGAAGATGTTGTCTTGCTACCAGCAGAAGCCGCGCTGAATGATGGTGTAGGACGGTTGCCTGAGTATGTAGGAGCGTTAGCTAAACCAACTTCTAACCAGCTTGCGTGAGAGGCTTGTGTGTCTGCAACGTTGGCAGTTCCTACACCCTTAAGACCCATCACAACTGCGCCAGCGGCTGAGTTGCCAAGAATGGTATCCAGAGTTAAGTTCTTGCCCACTGTAGTGACCAGATTGCAGAAAGGTTCTGTCCACTTGATCTGACCGTCAGCGCCGTGGCAGACAGCAGTGTAAAAACCTTGAATGCTCATGGAGTCTTCAGGTGTAGTGTTGTATTTGGTTGTGGCTTGCACCACGTCAGTGGCAGTCATTTTGTCGATAGTCATGGAAGCTCCTTAAGAGATGCGGATTAATGCGTTTTCCGGATTGTTTGTCGGAAGTTGAATGGTAAAAGATTGGCCTAACATGGTCTGATCCACACCAAAATTAAGCACGCCAACTGATTTTCCCGCTTTGGTAGCGTTGTAAATCAATGCTCCACGCGTGGTAAATGTTGCGCCTACCCATGCAGGATTGTCAAAACTAACATATGCCACCCCTTGTGAGAGAAGGATAGTGATATTTGTTAAAACCAGACCCGGTGCGGTGTATCCTGTTCCAGATACCTCATTTGTGCTGCTGTAGATAGTTGTATTGGGACCTAGCGTAGCAGAGGACGTATACAACGCAATACGAAACGTATCCGTTGCAAAATCATGCACACCTAGCAACAACTGCTGCTTAAAACTATCGGTAAGTCCTGCTGTAATCATCTATTACCTCACAGGCAGTTTAAGTTGACCGTCGCGATAAGCATCACCACGTTGCTTACCATCACCCAAGTTCTTCAGAAGCATTAACGCTTCTTTGTACTTGGTATCGTACAAAACCATCATATCCTGCTCGCCCTTCATGTAGGTGTAGGCTTCCACCAAGCAACCATACAAAAGTGCAGAGTCAAAGTTATCGCCCAGCCACGTTGTTTCCGCAGTCACAATGGATGGTGGATAGTAGTAGTAATGCAACTCAGCGTAGTAATTTGCATCAGGCGTTGGGCCTAAAATGAACGACAACTCAGCGTCATTTGCTGACTGTGGGCCAAAGATAGCGTAATACTTAGGAAGTGCTATGTCGCGGGGATTGGGGTACACCTCACGAATAAAGTTGACATCCTTGTTCAACAAGTACGTGTAGTCGCCCTGAAAAGTAATCGTTCCTGACACGGTGCCACTATTAGCCACACTTAAAGTGATAGTGGTGCCCACAATCAGTGTCACTACCGCTTCTGTGCCAATACCTGTTCCAGCAGCATATTGACCCACAACAATACCCGAGGCGCTGGCTACAACAATCGTTAATTGACCAGCAGTACCTGTTGCAGTCGTGCTGACAAAGGGATAAACAGCCAAAGAATAGCTGGATAAATAATCGTTAGGGCAAGCCAAATATTTGTTGCCAGAAGACAAGACTCCCGTAACGTTCTTGCGCAAATTGGCAATCTGAACCGAATTGTAAATGCGCTGCTCTGCCTGCTTTGTAAACGTGGCTAAATCAGTGGCCGTAAACCCCTGATTTTCTGTGTAAGCAATGATTGCAGCTTTTAATTCGGTGTATGTCATGTGATGCTCGTTGTGACTGTTCCAAGGACTGCTTGAGCAGTCAGTGGTTTGGCATAAGGCATCGGCATCATTCCGATACTAGCAAACGAAGTATCAGCCGT